CTCTCACTGAGAAAATAAGCTATCCCCCATACACCCCCTTTTAAGCAAATATACGTCTTAACCCTAGTGTTAGTATGCTTTGTCAATAATCTTTCTTGTTTGGTGGTAGTAGTAGTTAAATAAAGCATAATAAGAGGTGAAGAAACCGATATACCCAATTCTTACAGTTTAATGCAATTTTAAATCATAGCTGATCAAACCAACAAACCAAACCAAAAACCCAAATCAAATACACAATTAATTGTTTTATCTATATATATATGAAATGTATCTAAAACGGCTGAATATCACGCCTTTAATTGACACTACAAGCACTAAATAAAACTTTTTTCATAACGAGAAATAAAAATAATTAAAGATTTGCTATTGACATTAGTGAAAAGTTTCTTAAATTACTTACGTTATCAATTAAATAATTAACTAATTAAGGAAATAAAATGGAAATAACAACGATACAAAATATAGTTTTAACAATCTTACTAGGGTTTATGCCTTTGTTAAGTTTGTGTATGGTTTTAGGTTTAGTATTCAATCTTAATAGAGTAGATAGTAGAACGAATTTAATTTGCGTTGTTATGGGGCTTTTATTGGTAACACCTGCATTAACAATATTAATTAGCTTAATTTAATTAAATAAAGGAAATAAAATGAATAAAATATTTTTAAACATAATACAATTAATAATCATGTTAACTCCGTTTATCGTTACGGCACTACTACTAAATAAATAAGGAAATAAAATAAAATGAATAAATATAATCAATTACTATCAATCAATTCAGACTATAAAACGTCTAAAGGTACTAAAAAAGGGTATTTAACTGGTATCTTGTATTTATCACCAGCAAATGAAAGTGGTAAAAACTTTTGTGCTAGTGCTAGTGCTGGATGTATTTCTAGTTGTTTAAACACGGCTGGAAGAGGCGCTTTTAATAGTGTACAAAAAGCACGTTATAATAAATCTAGATACTTTATAGAAAATAAAGATGCGTTTATGTTTGATCTTGTTAAAAGTATTATAAGATTAATTATTAAGGCTGAGAATAAAAAATTAATTCCAGTTGTTAGGTTAAATGGTACATCAGATTTATTATGGGAACAAATAAAAATAAATACAGCTGATTTATTAAATGATAAATACATATTAAATAATATTGATAAAATGAATA